TGGCTGACGCTTTAATCTGTTCAAACAAGCGCTTGCGCATAGAAGGCTTTGTATAAACTCCTGCTTCATTGACGCGAGTTTTAGCGCTTCCTCCAGACTTAAAGACTTGGAATTTGTCTCCATCTTTACGCCTTTCAGTTTTGGCATTGGGCATCTTGGAGGCCCTTATAGCCCCCATTCCACGGCTCGGCATCATGATTAAGCCTTACCGCCACTCTTCATCATTTTGGCTTTGCCAACGCCGCCACCGGCTTTCATTTTAGCCATGCCACCGCCGTACATCATCTTGGCTTTGGCTGTACCGCCAGCCTTCATACCAGTTTTGCCGCCCATAGAAACTGCTTCACCTTTAGTCTTGCCTCGCATAGCAATGCCGTCTGCTGCTTTCCTGAATCCCATTTTGCTACTCCTTGTACAAGTTGTTAAAAGTCACCTCGGGGTCCATATACGAATCGTCCTGCTCCGCACAATGAATCCATTGGCTCGGTCTAAAATCAGGCGCTCCTTCTCCCGTCAGCCAATAAGCTGGACTGGTAACTCGCACTCGATTGTTTGGTAAAGCCACTACGTTGCCCGTCCATTTCCCTGCGTCCGTTAACACCAAGACATGGCTCTGTTTATGCTGGGAGGGGTCTTCAGCCACATCGCTCTCGGCGTAGTCAACCGTAAACAAGTACCTTCCAACATGAAACTCGTTGTCAATCTTGCACAACCACGGCGAAGGCTGTGCCCTTGCGATCTTAATAATTCCGTGGTTGTACGAACTACAGTCCCAAGGCTGCGCCAAATGAGTTGACATGCGCTCAGGCCACTCTTCAAGTGGGATGTCACCCACAAGTGCAGTAATCGGCATACGCGCCCACATAGCCCCGCCATGAGGGTTTGGCTCTCCTTCGGCCTCACATCCTGTGAAGATAATTTGGAAACTAAGGCACCGATCAGGGATCGTCGTAACAGCGACCGCCAAGCCGTGTATGTACTCTCCATGATAATTTTGGTGCGCATTAGTAAATTCTTTCCTGACCCAGCACTTGAAGTATGGAATGTTACTTGTTAAATACATCAAACCATTTTTCCGCGAGTCTTACCCCGCTGCGCAATGCCATCTGCACGCTTAGAAGCGGAAGACTTGACTGAGCCACCTTTTTTGAACGGCGAGTATTCGCCAGAACCCGACATATCTTCTTTATCTCGTTTAAACCCTTTGAGGTTCATAGCGCCGCGCTCTTCCGGGGTTTCCATCTCAACATCGGCCTTACGAGCCTGTGCCCGCATATTGGAAGCCCGATCCATACGCATAGTGTCCATGACCTTCTTTGCCTCGGGCGTTACTTCTCGGTCTTTCTCTTCTTTGGTTTGGGTGGTGTACTTCTTACCCTTGAACTCAAAGGTCTTGTCACCACGTTTACGTGCAGCACTAAAAGCTGCTCCAAATGTCTTAGGTGTTATTTTGAGAGGCATTTCTATCTCCTTGCCGCTAGGGCATCAATTTTTGCTTCAAGCCGGTCAAAACCGTTGTCAAAATGTTCACGGATCTTGTCTAAGTCAGCCCTTACTTCTGCGCGGGTAATGTGATCACGGGCGACCTCTTCACGAGTTTTGTTCAGCAGAATACTAATCCGCTGAAGCTCATCAAACTTGCCCTTAAGCATAAACACCATGACCCCCACTATCGCGCTGAGGACGACGTTCCATAACATCATTTCCATTTAACCGCATCTCCATCTCTTTAACGACTGATTAACACGGCTATTAGGATCGCTTCGTGTCTCTGGCTTAGCCAATTTCTTCATACCCTCCATACGGGCACAGAACGACTTACGCCGGGCTGCACGTTTTCCAGATGGGTTGGACTCAGTAACGGCTGTCTTAAGCTTAGAGCCTGGATTAGCACGCCTGTAGGCTTTTACGCCTTTTTCAGTCATACCAGCCCCCTGCTTGGTCGGGCGAAAGTTGCCCGACTTCACAGAAGTTTTTATGCCCATGCCTTTTGACTTAGCCATGATTAACCAAGCGTCAAAGTGTAAGAAGTTACATTGGACGTAGTGACAACCGCATAACCAGTTGCAGACTGCCCAACTAGGATTCCATGACCAGACAGCGTCAGTGAATAGGCATCCGCTACGCCGGGAGTCATTATTTTCAACCGAGGCACTGTCTCTCCGTTATTGGTGACTGTTAAGCTTCCAGCGCTACCGGTTCCAATGTAATACCAATCTCTAATGCGCACACGGGGAATAGCCAGATCGCCACCGTAACCAATCGTGATATTTCCAGTTGTTGCTGCGCTAACTGTAATACTGGTTACGGAAGAAAAATAATTTGTCGAGTAAACGGTTGCCGCCCCACCCGATCCATCAGCACCAGCCAATGTTTCAGAGACAATCTCACCACCCACTGTCGTGCCGGTAATTACAAAATTTACACTGGTGTTGTCACCTGAAGCAGAGGTTTGGGACACTTTATAACCGTAACCATTAATACCCGGCGTTGTTGCCGCAAGAGTAAGGCTACCCGCCCCCGTGGGGGCGACTGTGGTTACATAGAAATCCGCATCCGAGCCAAGGGTGACTGACCAAACGTCAGTTTCCATTCCCATGTGAACCTCCTAATTAGGAATCAGCAAACGGTGTAGCGGGAATCCCAGTACAGTTAACAACACCTTGAACCATGTATTTGGCGCTCGAAAGGGCTGTAATTTGCACATACGAGCCTGCAACGCCACCAGTGGTTCCACCATTTAAATTAATAAAGTCGTTGGTTGCACCAGGAGCGAAACCAGCCATTGCGCCTGAGGAATCAGTGTCAATAGTCAGGATTGAACCAACAAACTTGTCTGTGCCGTCTGTGCCAATTTTAAGGCTGCTTGTAGCAACTGTTGTAGGAACAAATATGGTAAAGACAGCGCCTTGATTATTTGCAGTATTTGGGTCGGTTGCTGCAGAAGTGTCAATAGCAGGAAGAGTAATGGTCAGATTAGAAGCAAGAGTGCCGCCAGCAGTGATAACTTTACCTGCGTGGTCAGCAACAGTAAGGGTGGTGTTTGCGGTAATGTTGACAACATTACCAGGGCCTTGAGTAATAAAGCCGTTAAGCGATCTAACTGGACCGGAAAAGGTCGTTTGGGCCATTTTAGGCTCCTTTCGTGTAGTAGCACATCCTCACACCGTCTCTACTAAGTCTGCTAGGCCAGTCGGCATGAGTAAAAATCCTAGGCAATAAAAGCAAAATACACCAAAAAGAAAGGGGGCACAAGGCCCCCAATCTTAGGCAGCTCCCTGGGAACCGTACATTCCAAGGGGATCAGACCAACCGAAGCTGTAACGCTCACGAGCCTTGTATCGGACATTGCCGGTATCAAAGTCTCCGTCCATGCTGTTCTGCATGGGGGTACGAACAAAGTGCTTCATACCGTTGGGAACGTCAGTGGTAAGGAACCACGCGTCGGAGTCAGTCAAGAAGTGGTTAATTGCGTAACCCTCAGGAATCGAGCCGTTACTCTTAAGTGCATTGATGTCGTTGTCAGCCGTAGACACGCGGAGTTCAGTCTCCAAGAGGCGGGTGGCAACAAACTGCAATGCAGGAGGAATAATCAGCTTGCGGGGGCGAGCAGCAATTAACAGGCCACGCTCATCCGTCCATGCAGCGATCTGAATAACGGCGTTCTCAAGAGAAGTCTCATTCAGGTCAGCAGGCGTGGTGGGGATGTTGCTGTTGGTTCCGCCAGACACCAGGGGGTGCGAAGCAGAGAACAAAGGCACACCGTCACCACCGTTATAGTTGGTGTCGAAGCCATTGTTAAGAACAGCAGCAGCCTTAACTTGCTTGGTATAAGCCATAGCACGGGCAAGAGCCTTGGTGTACCGAGCCGAGAGAGAATCATAGAGGTTGTCCTCGATGGCCTCTTCAGTCACGGAGAATCCAAGAGCGATTGTCTCGTGTGTATAGCGGGCAGTGAAAGCTTCTTGCGCATTGTCATAGGCAATTGCAGCACCCTCGTTTTTAACAGGGGCAGCAGAGAAACCAGACAGCTTGGTTTCTTCCTCGAACGAACGCTCGGAAGTTTCGGTTTCATAAATCTCCTTGTGCTCTTCGCCGTAGCGGGAGTACTCAAGGCCAAACAGTGCGTTTAGGCCAGGAAGGAGTTCTTTAAGTAGTTGTGCGCGTGAAATAGCCATTTGTTAACTCCTTAGACGCCAACGGCAGTGTCATAAGCATGCATACCGAAGTTAAATTTAACAATAACCTCGGGATACAGCGTGTTGCCGCCTGAAACGTAAGCGGTGTCCGGCACTACGTCAACAATACGAATTGTCAAAGTATCAGTAGTAGCAGTTGAATCAAGCAGTGCCACTTGCGAGTTACCAGCAGTCGTAATGGCAGTGTTGTTCACGATTGTGGCGTTGTTGCCAACAGAAGTGAATTGAACACCGGTCACAACGGTCGTACCAGAAACTACAGCAACTTGGAACAGTGCATCGGGATCGTCACAGACATAAGCCGTGATATAGCCAGACGTAACTGTCGTGCCGCCAACAAAGTTCTGTTGGAACTGCACTTGACCTGTGCTGGGGTTAACGTACTCAACACCAAGAAACACGCCAGCGAAACCGCCGGTGGGCTTTGAGGTAGTTGCTGCTGAACGCTCGACAGTACCGTCACTAGCACGAATCAGCAAATCGCCATAACCAATTGAAGTGGCGTAGCCACTGGCGATTCGCATTTTACGTGTAGCACCGGCAAATACCTGTCCACCGATCAAATTGATCGGTCTGAAGCCATAAGGCTTGCTAACGGTAGGATAAGCCATTTTAAACTCCTAATTTATTTAGAACCAGAACCAAACCCGACACCTCTGGTCGTGGAAGTTTTCTTCTCACTAAACAGCGGCATCCGGGGATCACTTTGTCGCATGAAGTTGTTATCCACAGACTCCATTTGGGCCGTGTTCTGTTTGCGGTAGAACCTGTTGCGCGAATCCACCAGTTCTTCTGGCATTTTGCACAGCAGTAAACCGCCCAGTTCAACGTTCCCATTTTTGTCACCTGCGAGCATAAGCTCGGGATGGTCAGATGCTTTGACCGGTTCCCAACCTTCACGGGTCTTTCTGGAAACATTTTGGGGAAGAGCAGCACCCAGAAGGGTAGTTGCAATCCACCGAAACTTCCAACCCGGTTGAGGGGTGGGATCAGGAAGAGTGCTCGGTGGAACATATTCCATGCTACGAGCAGAACTCTCACGTGTTTGAAGGTTTCTAGGCGTGCGCTCTTGCGCGCCGTCACGGCTAATTCGTTCAGACATTTTAGGACTCCGATGTAAGTTTAAGTACTTCTTTAGCGTACTGCTCATTGGTTAGATTAAATTTTCTTGCCAGGGCTTCCTGGGTCTTGGTCAATTTAACCTTTGTTTTACCATTGGCAGATCGTGTTACAGCGGCTACTACGTTAGCCGGACGTTTACTCGGTTGTTCCTTCTTTGTCTCTCCGAAATAACTCGGAAACACTTCGCGCATGCGAGCGTCTACTCGCTCGTAATATTCGTTACTGCGGGGATCGACCCCTGATTCGACCAATCGTTTGTGCACCGCTAAGGCTAGGCTGGTCATTTCATCATCCTGCCCAAACCACTGATTTTGCTGTTGCCAGCTCATCGCTTTTGGATCGGGCGGAGGTGCCTGCGGCGTAGTGTTTTGATTATATACCTGTTCTTTTTCTTCTTGTAAAGGGGCTGGTCGATAATTTTTTAACCGCTCAATACTAAATTTAGCTTCAGCCAACTCTTCTTGGGCAGAAATAATCGCATCTGTATCGTAATTCTCTTGGGCTTCCTTGAGCTTTTTACGCGCCATAATCAAAGACGACTCAGCTTGGGCCTTCATACTTTCAACAGCCATATTCTGATTCGTACTAACATTTTGGCGAAGTGCTTTATTTTCTTCAATCAGCTTTTGTGCAATGCGGATAGCTTCTTCCCGCTCGCGCACAGCCGATTCTTTCGCCCTGCGCTCGTCATGACGCGCGTGCGTAAGCTCCTTCATACGCTTCTGTACTTTATCGCTGTACTCGGCAACCTCTTCATCCGTTGGGTCATTAACTTCACGGTCAAGAGGCTTACGCCCACGGTCTTCTTCTGGCGTATCGTCTACGATTTCTAGCTCAATATCGCCTTCTTCCGTTTCAACTTCTACATCTTTCTCTTCGGGTTCCTGCTCGTCAGGAAACTTATATGTTTCTGCCATGACTACCTCCTATTAGGCGCGGGTATATCCACGTGGGTCTTCAACAACGGCCTCAACTTGATCGTCATTAATCAAGCGGAACTCTCTGCCGTGAATTTTAAAACGAGTTCCTGAGTAAGCCCTAACTAACACAAAGTCACCCTCTTTACACCAGGGGCCTCGTGGAAACTTACTCTCTTCTTTGTAGGCATCAGGCCCAACCTTCATAACAAACAAAACGGTTGTGCTGTGCTCTTCAACTTTTGCCATAGACTCTGGCTTTACCAGGTCGGTACCGGAGAACTTATCCTCAACTTCAGGAATTGCACACAGTAATTTCCAGCCTGTTGGGGTTGGCAACTGGGTTGCCTGCTGAGTTTCTTCAGTCATCTGCTTCCTCTACTTTCTTGGCAAGATCAAGTAAATAAGACTCTGCCATGGCTAGACCTTGGATTACCCCGCAGAGTTTTTGGTACTGCTCAAAATTTTGACAAGCGCCGCCTGCAATGTCGTCGGCGTAGTTATTTAAATCTTCTCTAATCTTTCCGCGTAGAACTTCTACGAATTTATTAATCATTCTCTAGGTGCCTCCTGCGATTCCGCAAAGGTTTTACCAATATCCACGCCTAAGCGCGTCCCTTCCAACTCCTGTTTTGCTTCAGCAATCTGACGCTTCAAGTCCAGCTCGGCCTGCGATGCCTCAATTTCAACACCCAATCGCGCCCCATCAAGCTCTGTCTGCTGCTGTGCTTTTAGCTGGTCAAGCTGCAACTGCAGCATCTTTATCTGCGTATCTGCTTGATCTTTCTGAGCTTTACGCTGGACCTCAGCCTGTTGGATCTGCAGTTTCTGCATCTCCGCCATCATGATTGGGTCTTGCGCGTTTTTCAGTGCCTGTTGTTGTGCCTGAGCTTGTAAGCTTTGCGACAGAACAATCTGAGAACCCTCAGCCACCATCTTGGAAATCTGAACCTCCATGGCCTCTGGGATTTTCTCTTCTGGCCCTGGCAATGGCGTTCCGATGGCATCTTGAACCTGGCGGCGGTACTGATAGCCTAAGTGCTCAGCAATGTGGGCTTGCAATGCGCCAGTAATTAAGCTTGCCTGTGGGTTCTGCCCAATAAGCGCAGCAACCGCTGGATCGTTCATCATGTTCATGTGTGACTGAATATGCGCCGTATGATCTTGATACATAAAGGCTTTTAGCGGCTTAAGCTTAAGCGCGTTCATGTTTTCTGTGATCGGGTCTTTCGGCGTTTGATCGTCTTCAAGCGGCACGAGCTTTGCAGCGTTGCGGATACCCAATACTTCTAGCATTTGGCGGTGAAGCGCAGGAATGTCGTACACCTGCGGGGCCATCTGTGCCAACTGGATCACTGCTTGATACTGCACCACCCTTTGAGACATGGTTGCCGCATTGGGGTCCGACACAGGGATAATCTCCACCATGTCGTAGTCAGACTGTTTTGCTTGACGGTCAGACGTTTGTGGATCGTAGTCGTAATCGTCGTCAGTGTAATCCCTAATAATCGCAGCCAGAAGCTGAAGCTCGTGTTTGAAGGCATAGTGCACACGGGCCTGGACAGCAGACATCACCTTGAGCATGCGCTCAAGCAGAGCCAGCGTTGTACCAACCGGAGCCTGCGCCGACATGTCCGAAATCTTCATGTCTGCCGTAGCAGCAAATCGACGCCCTTCTTCAACAATCGTACCTAGCAACTGATACAGCGTTGCACTGGGTTCTTTATAGGGCAGCGGCAGGATGTTATCCCGCAGTGCACCAGAACCAACGTCCACATCTCGGAACTCGCCTGGGGCAATCGGTGTGTCGTCGCCCTTGATGCGCAGCCCCCTGGACTTTAGGCCACCGGGCAGGTTTGATAACGTACCGGCATCCACAAGCTGCCTCATGATCGAGGTCGCTGATTTCGCAAACCCACCAATCAGGTGGAACAGACCGAAGCCATAGAACCCAAAGCCAGGAATGTAGGTGTAGTGCACGAAGTGATCTCGGCGTTTCTTTGTCTCATCATCTTCGTAGTAGTTACGGCGTATGGACAGTATCTCGCCCGTGCCCTCAAGCACAGTCACCACGTACGGTATGGCGATGCCTGTCGGCTCATCGTCGTCCATATCCTCGTAGCCAGGCAGGTCCAGGTTGGCATGGACCTCGTACAGCACATAGCGGTCGTCGTTAATCGGCGACATTCCGCTTTCTTTGTCTTTCTTCTCTTGCAGCTCGTTCTTTGACTGCGTCGGCTCACCCAGCTCAATGTCTCTGTAGAACCCAGCCACCTGCAACTTGCGAATCTCATTGCTGGTTTTATACATGCGGTGCGTAACACGCTCAGCACTCTCCAGCCCTACGGTACCGTAGGCCACGATAATGTCTTCTGCTGGCACGAACACTGATGTCTGCCGCTGGAGACTCGGGTCAAAGTAGACTTTCTTAAATGCTGAACCTGTAGCTGGCAGATTCCACAGCATCCGCTCATGCTCCATACGAAACTCCGGCATACGCTCGGTCAGCTCGTAGTTCATGTCATCTTTCACACGTTGGGCAGCTTCTTCCTTCGCCCGTGTGTCTTTACCAATAATCTTTGTCTTCACCGGCCCTTGGGCAGGAAAAGTCTCCATGATGGTTTCCGACTGGAATCTCACCACAGCTTCTGTAATCATGGGGTGGAACACACCACAAGCGCCATCCCACGGTTCCGTGCGCTCTTCATACTTCAAGCCAAGCAATACAAGGCCCTCTTTGTATGTCTTCTCCCAGTCTTTACGTGAGTCTAGGTCGTCTTTTACTTGACTTAACAGCTCATCACCCAGGCTCTGAAGCGCGGGGTCTTCAATCTCTTCTGCCAAATTATTGTAAAAGTCAGGGCCTTCTGCGTCGGGATCAATCAATATCTCTAGGCCACCGGCTTCAATCTTGACCGACTCAGGATCTTCAATCTCGATCTCAATGTCAGGCTCACCCATTAAGTCTTGGGCTTCTTCTTCAATCCCTAGAGGGGCTTGGTACAGTGCTTTATCAATAGCCATTATCTTGATTTCCTTAGCGTCGCTGTATTTGTCTTGGGGTTGTACTTAAACGCAGATGTTGGCTTTTTAGATTTCTTAGCTGCTCGATCTTTAGCGCGTTCTTCTGCCGTCATACTATTACGTTTCTGCCCCGCTTCTGTATATGTGCCGTCTTTAGTCATGTGCCCGCGCTTAATAAGAATCTCACGCGCTACTGACTCTGGGTCTTTTGGCGCCCCCTTTTGCGTACGAAGCTGCTCTGTTAAACGCTCAAGCAGCACGCCTTTTCCCATATGTTTTTGTGTTGACACGTTCTATCCTAGTAGTACGCCGCCTTGCGGCTTCTAAAATACATTGGTTCGTCGGCTTCATCGCTTGGCAGCGTAATGAACCCCCCATTGCGAAAGCGTAACAGGGCCTGGGTCATGGTGTCCACGTAGTCATCGTGCTCACCTACCGGAAACGCTACGACTTCTTCGATCACATCTCGCGCCCATCGTGTATCTGGCGCCCATACGCACCCACTGGCAAATAGGTCAGAAACTGCGTTTACACGTGCGATCTTATCGTTTCCACGGCTGGGGGTAAATTCATCCACAGGTATCCCCATACGCCGCAGCTCCTGTATCAACGGGGCACCGGCTGCCTTTTTCTCCACCAGAAACGCATCAGGGTTCCACTCTCTCCACTGCTTGAACGCCGTCTCCTTGAGTTCAGGAAATTCCATTCTATCTTTAAAGGCATCTAACAAAATAATGCTAGGTCGGCTATTCTCTTCTTCGTTATACCAGATTCCCCAGGTTGTGCAGGCTGTGTAGTCAGCCGTAGTCTTGGCTTCGTGCGCCGTATCCCAGGATTGAATAATAAATTCGCACGGGGGTGGGTCTTCTGGCTCCCAAATCTTCCAATGGCTACGCTTAATAAACGCCGCCGAGTCTAATGTTGGCTGCTGCATGTACTGGGCGTTCCAGTACCTGGGGTCCATCGCTTCTTTCTTAGACTTAAGTTCCTTCAGGGGCCATTGCTCAGGCCACAGGCTCTTCTCTCTTTCTGTGTTCTCAAACAAAATTGCTGGTAATTCAACAATTTCCCAAGGTTCAGCATCGGGGTTGCGTGCCTGAAAGCTAAGAAGCCGCCCGGTCAAGTCCACCAGGCTCCATCGTGTCATTACCACGATAATTCGGCCCCCTGGCATCAACCGCTGCAGCGGCCCCGTCTGAAACCATGACCATGCGTTGTCAAATGTCGCCCTGGAATTGGCTTTTATATCCTGTTCGGAGTGTGGATCATCAATAACAAACAGATCAGCACCGCGTCCTGCAAGTGCGCCGCCAACACCCACGGCATAATACTGCCCTCCTTCGCTGGTGGACCACTTACCTGCTGCTTTCTGATCATCAGCCACCTTTGTGCTGGGGAATACCTGCGCATAATCCTCTCCTTCGATGAGATTTCGCACCCTTCGACCAAAATCTTCTGACAATCCAGCCGTGTGGGTCGCCATAATAATCTTCTGCTCGGGGTACTGCCCTAAAAACCATGCTGGAAACAGATAGGAGGCAAATTCTGACTTACCCATACGAGGGGCAATATTGATAATCACCCTCTTTTTCTTGCCGGAGGCTACATCAGCAAAGATTTTCGCCAGTTTCCTGTGGTGTGCGCCTTCTTTGAACCCCGGATAGACCTCTTTGGCAAACGAAATCATGTCGCCTCGGGCCTGCCGTAGCTGCAACCGCCTCTGCTGTTCTTCTAATTCTTCCAAGAACTCTAGTTTTTGCTTAGGCGTCATGCTTTTGAGCAGCGCCTGCAGTTCAGCGTCAGTCAACCTGTTCATCTTCGACAGGTTCAACCTCAGTAGCGTCTACCTCAATGGTCTTCTGTATCACTTCTAGCTTCTGTTTTATGCGCTCGTCAAGCTCAATGTCACTAAGCTCGGTCTTTTTAATCTCAATCCTGTCTGTAAATAAGCCAACCTCAGTCACTTTGCCCAACATCTCCAGTGCTTTGAGGCGTATCCGGGCATCAGGGTGGTCGGTTTCTTCCAATATCTTCGCCACCGCCATGCCGCGCAGTTGTTTAGCATGCTCAACAAATGACCAGTCGTAGACAGTCAGCATACTGACCAGTCGTTGAATAGCTGGTGGTAGAGTAATTTGAGTTAGTGCTTGCTTTGCTGTTTCAGGGTCAGCGGTCAGAGCGTGGAACGCCTGCCGTGCCTGAGCATCTTGTGCATCCGTAACAACATCTTCGTCAGGTTTGGCGCCCAACTCTGTTAACCAGTCGGTCGTATTGACCTGGGCTTCCAGCAGTTCATTGGCGTCAGCCTTGTCCAAAGGCAAAAAGCTTTCCATCGGCATGTCGTATACCGTTGGGTCGTAGTTACCTTTTACCAAATGTTCTAGCACGCGGGTAATTCCTCCCGAAAGCAGAGTTGTTCTCTGTAGACAGAAGTGTATACTTACACGTGCCGGATACGCAAGCTCCGGTGTTTGATTCTCCTCTCAGGGTCACATGGCCCTTTCCCCCTCCCCCGCACACGCGGGGGCTTTTTTACTTAGTCGTGTCTAAGATTTGACAATGACTATTTTTATTTTTACAAATATTTTTAGCATAGCGTTCCCTCCTTTTGTTTATTTATGCGTGGAGGTAGGGGTGGGGTTATTTTTTACTCAAAATTTGACAGATGCGATTTGCGGCTACGAAACACTGTTCTTGCCTAGCCCTGCATCGCCGCAATATTTAGGGGGATACCCCCGTGGTGGGGTCTGCAAAACCGCCAAATCAATCGGCAGGCTGGTGGGCAAAATACCTATTATGTTATAATGTAAGTGTTGGTTGGGAGTTCGCCCAGCCAGCCGCTTCGGGTGTCAAGCCCGTAGCGCTTGTGTGTTTGGGACACGCTGTCCCAAACGCTTAACTTACTAAGGAGAGTCAATCATGACTAACACATCAATCGTTTCAATCTACGGGCAACTCATTGCACTCACGTTGGAATTAGACAAAGCAATAACGGGGAAGCTCGACAAGGATGGCTTCTTGCCTGATTCGCTCATTAAGCAACTAGCAGAAGAACACGCTAGTCGTTATGGCGCGTGCTTTGTTCTTCAAGAGTCTGGCTGGAAGTTTTATACGTGCGAGGAAGCTGTGTCTGCTAACCGCCACGAGGCGGCTCAAAAGCAATGGAACCGATGCATCGCCAAGTTCCACAGCATCGTCAAGAGCAAGCGAGGCGGCGCACGCAAGACCGAGGCTAAGCCCGAGTGGCAGAAGCTAGGCGATTCAATTCTCGGCAAGCTCAACAAGTCTGAGATTGACCGCCTCATGAAATACATCGGGCGTGCTTAAACCTTTGGGACACGCTGTCCCAAACCTTGGGGCGACTTCGGTCGCCCTTTTCTTTTCTAGGAGAACTACCATGCGTAGAAGCATCTTCAGTATCAGAGACAACCTTCGTGCCTTTGGGCTAGCGTATTGCCTGTATCGAGGCTATAGCCCTTGGGCGATCTTCGTTGCTTGGCGTTTACTCAAGCGGCAAAACCAGCAGTACCTTTAATCACCAACCTACTAAGGAGAATCAACCATGTCTAAAACCTACAAAGACCTCGTGCAGTTCAAAGCCAAGCAATCCACAACCACGCCCAAGCCACGCAAGCATGGCGCCCGATACAAGCGTGAGCAAGTGCAGAAGCGTGAGTGGAAGTCTGCCCTTGAGTATCGCCTTGGGCGAGACGACTGAGCTTTGGGACAACCTGTCCCAAACGCTTGTGTACAACGTGTTGTGGATATGACCCACTTCTTGTCTAATCTGGACAATAGTCCACTTTTGTCTGGGCTGGACACACAAGTGGGTCACTCAACTCCCGCGCCGTTATTAGCGCTGTCCACTTTAGCGTCCTTACTATAATATATATTTTTATTTTTATTAATTATTATTATAGGGGGCTGGACTTGTGGACACTTTTTGCTCGCCCCAACTTTCCTCTTGTCTGACGGGCTTGTTTCTAAAAATGCTATTATAGTTCGGACGATCATGCTCAAACCCTACGTCTTTACTTGCGTTCCAGCGACCCACTTAGCTGGACACTTCAGACAAAAGTGGACATCGCAGGACACAAGTGGACACTTTTTACCGAGGACATCATGAAGCCATGCATCCGCTGTAACCAACTCAAACCGCCCGATGCGTTCAAACGCAGGGCAACACTCGCACAATCTCGTGCGTGGACTAAGAATCCAGCCATGAAAATGCGCCTTGATTACGAGTCTGCTGTGTGTAACGAGTGTGCAAGAACCCACACGAGAAGTGTGATGAAGCTCGCACCAGCCGAGGCACGCAAACGTATGGTGAACGAGGGCAAGACTTTGCTGGAGATAGATCAGACCCTCGCACGAATGAGAGAGGTTGCGCTTGTGAGCAAGCGGTCAACCATATTAAAGAACAGGCAGGCTCGATTCGCTGACGACTACGAGTCTATGCACAAACAACTGGACAGGGAGAAAAAGCGTGCGATGCGTGCGCCTGACCCTGAACGACTAAGCCAAATTCTGAGCGCCAATAAAATCTTCAAGCGCCTGAAACAAGAGGGGAGAAGACCGCCCAAGCATTGGGAAGAACTTCTCTCTAACAAGTTTGGGACATTGTGTCCCAAAGCCACGGACTGATGCTCTTCGGGTGTCAGTTCTTTTCACGCAGTACTTTTATTTAAGGAGAATCAACCATGTCTAACAAACGCAACCGCAACACCAGCACCACGCTGACCGACAGTCAATGCGCTCTTTTATTGAGCGTAAAGACTAAACCATTTGAAGGTAAACCTTTGGGACAGCCTGTCCCAAAGATGCAGTACGAGTCCGATGCGCAAGCTAGCGTCGCGTGGTCACGCCTGAAGTCCGAGTGTGTTCTTTTGAAGAAAGCGAGGTGAGCAATGAACAGCGTTGACTTTGACGAGAAGAAAGGCGGCTTGAAGAAGGCTGTCATTAACAACTTCAGCGTAGTGCCATCGCCAAACGGCGTGAGTATTCGGTACGAAGGCGCTGACTACGACCCCGAGGTCTGCATATCAGTTAAGGACGGGCGCTTGTCGCTTGGCGTTTATTACGACAACAAAGACTACGCGGTTATTAATGGTGAACCCACGCCGTACACACAGATGGCGTTTGTTTTAGATAGGAGGTGATGTGATGAGAGTAAACGACTGGGTGCTAGTGCACGAAGAAACAAACGAAGAAGTCAAGGTAGGCGCCAGCGTCACAAGTTTTCGTGGCGAGCCTGACGTAGTTAAAGGCGGTAGACCCCCGCATAAACCTGCTAGTACGGGGCGTGTGTGGGTCAACGGCGGGGAGTTTTTTCCTAGCGTGTTCAACCTGAAGTGGGTTAAAGAAAGCGAGGTGATGTGATGAAGATACGACACGCAACACGCAAGGCGTACACGCTTTCACAGATTCTGAACAAAGACTTTTTCAGATGGCTTGATGATTACTTCAACCGATTAGAAAGCGAGGTGATTTGATGAAGAAGGTTCAATGGAATACGGGGCGTCAGTACGACGCGCATGGTCAGCGCATGGTGGCTGTAGTTGATGAAGCCAACAATCAGTTGCTGTTTCATGACCTGTCTAGGGGCATACCTGGGGCAATACCCTTGGGTGACTACGCCCTTGGGCGTGGCTTGGATAAGTACGCCATCGAGCAGTTGGTCATGGCGAACTACAACTTCGGCAACTATTCGCATAGTTTTGAGTTACTTGAATGGGAGGAGGTGAGTCATGCCTAACTGCAAACATTGCAAGAAGCCGTTTCCGCAGGCGCGGTTCGATGCGCTGGAGGGGCAACCCTCTAGGTCTTACTGCATCAGTCACGCGCACCTTGCGCCGCCTGTGGTGCATACGGTAGCGCCGCTACACAAGAGCAACAACATTCTGATTACCAACCGAGCCGATCTGATCGGACTCAACAACAAAGGAGGGCTAGTGCGATGAGAAGCATAGTACCGACGCAAGAAGTTTGGTTCGTATCGGGTTGTGAGGAAGGTTATTTGTTTGAAACCAAACTTGATGCGGAGATTTACGCAAGGCTTAGGTTCCCCGATGAAGATGTGCTTAAGCGGTATGCACGTATCTATTTCAAAACTGTTTATGAATTTAAGGAGGGCTAGTGAGATGAAGACTTATGAGTTGTGCGTGGTATCAAAAGAGTACCGCTACATGGAGGTCGAAGCGGAGAGTGAGCAGGATGCCATTGACCTAGCGTGGGTCAGGATTGGTAATGGTTTTGTCACCGACACCGAAGCCGTGGATTTTGACACAGATGTTTATTTAGAAAGAGAGGTGAAGAAATGAAACCAACTAAAGTAACGCCGCTACAAAACAACCGCAACCATAACAACGTGTGCCGTTGGCATGAGAAACACCCACAACCTTGGACATGGGCGCAGAAACGCGCTCGTCGCCTAGAGAAAGGTTGGAACTGGAAGATGATTGACGCCAAAGATGAGCACGCAAAGGTTATGTCTATGCGGTGCGTGCCGTTTGCGTTGTACAAGTGGAAAGCGTTTGGGTTCGATGGCAAGCATCAACCTGTGTGGACTATTGCTGATTATTTGAAAGGAGGTACCTGATGAAGATTGAAGTGACTGTGACGATAACTGTGGAGTCGTCGGACATTTGGCAGTATCAGTTGTTCGATGCGATGCAGAACATTGGGGCGTGGATCATGAACAACCCCGAGTTCAATGCGGGTAGGGGCGATGCGCCTAGCTACTCTTACGAGTACACGATGAAAGGAGTGGAATGATGAGATGGCTACTTGATTTCTTTTACTGCCGTAGTTGGAAAGAGTTCTTTGTACTGTTAGTGCTTGCGGCAATGGCGTTCATTGTCTTTTGGGCGTTGCTGGTGTTTGTGCTTGTGCTGTTCGGATAGTTTGCTACACGGTGTAGCAAACATTTATTTAAGGAGAATCAAAAATGCTAAACGAAACAACAACCGAGCTTCATAACTGGAGCGTTGTTCAGATTGACACACCTGAAACCCCTGAGCCTATCAACGAGGCTGAGGTCATTGACCTCAAGGGAACTATCGCCGCCATGCGTCGAGAAGTTGAGAGCCTGCGTGTCGTCGTGTCTGAGCTTGCAGCTCTGGCTTTGGGTAACGACAAGTTTGACAAGTGGTTCGATGACAGGTTTGGTGACAGCTTGACTAACTTAGTTGATGAGCAGGTGCGCGAGACTGTCGAGAATGTTGTTGACGACGACTACATCGAGAGGCACTTTGACCTGAGCAACTACGACCTCAACGATCACATCGACGTAGATGCAATCGCAAGGCAGGTCATCGAGTCTTCCGAAATCCAAGACAAGATGGAAGAAATTGTCAACGACGCCATCGACAACATCGAAGTTCAACTCGTACGATAGGAGGGCAGACCATGAAGTTCAACGACCTAAGCGACACAGAGAAAGACGAGGTGCGCAGGCAGTACGAGCCTGACTACGAATGGTGGGACTACGTTTACGACAACGCCAAAGAGGACGCGCATCAGTACGGTTTCCGCATTGATGACATATGTTTCTCAGGCTTTTATTCTCAAGGCGATGGCGCATCGTGGACAGGCAGCGTGGACCTCGTCACGTGGCTGGAGAAACACCGACCCGACTGCATCAAAGCGACCATCATGGCTGAGCTAATCGCTCAAGGCTGGGTTGACTCAAAAGCCAACGTCATAAGACTGAACTCTCTCCACGTGCACTCATGGAACATGCAGTTAGACGGCGCTACTACGTATTGGCATGGTGACTGCTACAACGAAGAGTTTGCCGACAAGCCCGTGGGTGGCAACGGCATGATGGCGCGAGCTAGTGTGAAAACACTCGTCGAGAACGCTGACCTTAATACGTACTACGAGGAGATGATGGGTGATGCGTTGGTGAGCGTGCGCGACTACGCCGATGAGATTTACAAGCGACTGCGTGACGAGTACGAGTACCTCACAAGCGACGAGCACATCGCCGAGCAGTTCGACATCAACCAAGAAGCTGTTAACTAAAAGGAGAATCATCATGGGGTACAGAAGCGAAGTGACCATACTCACATCGGGTGAGACAGCCAAGCTCGAAGCGTTCAAGCAAGCGATGCTGTTGCGGTACAGAAACAAAAACACGCTTGACCTTGTCAAGGATTGCTTGGGTGCTAACGAAGGCGACCGGTTCTGTGACTGCGAGTATTGGGACAACTCAGGGTTTGCTTTCTACTGTAGTGCCTTCCACGACATCAAGTGGTACGGCGAAGCGCAAGAGTGGTTCGATGAATACAAAGAACTTGGTGACGAAGCTGGCATATCGGTGGAGTTCATGCGTGTGGGTGAGGAACCTGCCGACGTTGAGCATCTACACAATGAAGCCTGCAATGAGACAGGCGGCTGTATGTTGTACACCGTCACAAAAATTTGTGTCTCAGGTCGAGACTAACTAACCACAAGGAGAATCATCATGTATGGAAACAAAGCTTATGACTGTGCAAGTATCCGCAACTACCACGCCGCCGAGCGGCATTTCAATGAAACCAAACCCGTCAACAGCCGCAAGGGGATATGGGGGTCAGACGAGCGACCCCTGCGCAGACGCAGTCAGCACCACTATCGACTGAAGCACGGCACGTGGCAGGGGCGTAACTTCTACGACCTCATGCACTACGAAACCGCGCTGGTCAGATATTGGGAGCCGCTTGCCAATGGCGACGAGGTTGTGTCTCTGCTCTACCACAACACCATCTCGTCACGCGACTTCATGGGGGCGCACTACTGGTATGGCTACAACAAGTTGGACACAACAACGGGAAAGACGGTTGCTGTGCCGGTCAGTACGTCAAGTTACGCACGAGCATGGGGGTTTGACCACAAGTTCGACAGGCCGTTCTCAGTGCACCTCGTGATGGAAGCTGGGCGTAAGCTAGTCGAAGACCAGAGTCTCATGGTGCCGTTGGCTTCGCCCGTTGCCAGTGGGCCTTTGAAGGAGAGGCGTGCAAGGGTGCGCAAAGAGTTGACCGTCATCAAAGACATCATGCTCATGCAGTTTGGCAGGCTGTCCGAGCGTGAGGAACTTGACTACTACAAGGGGCTACCGTTCTCATCGTCCAAGGCTGTGGGTACAACCGACTGGCGCACCATCAAGAACCTGCTTGACGACAAGATTCACAGCGGCATCGACACGCAGGAGGCGAACGAACTAACGCAGGCTTTGATTGGCGTAGCCGAAGATGTGTACGACACGTTGGCATCACGCATTGCGTACTCAGAGGGGGCACTCAAGCCCTCGTGGTGGCACAAGCATTACGCTAATAGCCACGGCCCACTACCTACGCCGACCAAGCCTACGTTCGAGCAGTTCATCAAAGCCTACGAGCGCACCATCATGACGGCGCTTAACCTCACCGAGGCCGATGACCTACGCCTGATTGATGACAATGGGCTGTTCCCTGCGCATGACATCGTTCCTAAGTCTAGGCGTTACGCCACACCGAAGCTGGGTGGGGCATCTAACAATCTCATTAACACGTTAGTAACAAGGGTTGATGAGTTGGCAAACCGCTTGTCAAAGGTTTGACGGCGGTGTTTTACCGTAGTAATATCTTTTTACAACATACCCAAAAGGAGAATCACCATGGCTAATTCAGACTTTCTTTCATTCAAACAAGTTGTTTCCCTCGTCAAGTCCATCGGTCACAAGCGCACCGTCCTCATCATGGGTGAGAACGGCATCGGCAAGACCTCTGTTCACAGGGCGCTGTGCGCTGACCCTGACTTCGCTGACTTCATCAAGCCTGAGCCTATCGACTGCACGCAGTTGTCTGACGGTTCGCTGTTCATGCCGGACATTGACCGTGAGCGTGGCGTGTCAACCGAGTTGCCCAACGAGCGGCTGGGTATCAGTAGGCACAACCAGCGTGGCATCAATGGCTCGAAGCCAACCCTCATCATGTTCGACGAGATCGCCAAGGTGCCGCAGTACATCAAGAATATGATTGCGCCTATCGGCTACGAGCGTCGTGCTGGTGTGTTCTACGCACCGTATGGGTCAATCATTATCATGGCGACCAACCTAGCAAACGAGGGTCTGGGTGACTCGTTGCAAGCACACCTTGGCAACCGACTGATTAAGGTCAAGATGCGCAAAGCCACAGGCGACGAGTGGATCAATGAGTTCGCTCTGCCTAATGGGCTGAACGCTACGCTTATCGCTTGCGTGAGTGAGCATGACTTTGTGTTCGACTCATTCCTCGACTACGAGCCTGGGGGCAAGTACGAGGGGCGTGACCTTAAGAAAGACAACCCCGCCATCTACAACCCCAAAGAGGCGCAGGATGCCTATGCTTCGCTTCGTTCGTTGCATGCGGCGTCTGATCTTATCGACGGGTACGAGGCTGGTGGCATGGACGACCACACCCTTGCGGTTGCACTAGCGGGTACGGTTGGTGAATCATACGCAGAAGTCATGATGTCATTCATCAAGTTCGGTCAGCAGATACCAGCCGTCTCTCTCGTGCGTGAAGATCCTGTCAATGCGCCGCTACCACGCAACAACGTGGCGCAACAGGTGATGGCGTTCAAGTTGATCGGGGCGACCCAAGATCGAGACGATGCCGAGGCGTTCACTACGTATGTCCAGCGTCTTCAGCCTGAGCTTCAGAGTCTCTTTCTTCGACGGGTGTCAGAGTCTTCTTTCATCGGGCACTACGTCAGCGTGACGGCGTTCGGGGCAATGCTTCGTGACAACAAAATCTATTACAAAGTTTGATAAACAAAAACGAAAGGAGAGTCAATCATGACTAAAGCACAAACGACATGGGACACCATGACCCCTCGACAGCGCATCGCCGCTGTCAACATCGACATTATGGATCACATCGACTTCAGTATTCTGTCGGGCCTTGTGACCATGGGTGAGATCCACGTTGTGCCTGACTTACCAACAGCAGGCACCAATGGCGTTGACGTTTACTACGGTGAGGCGTTCGTGATGTCACTCAACCGTAAGCAGTTGCGCTTCGTGCAGTTGCACGAGACGTTGCACAAATCGTTGCGCCATTGTTCTGAGTACACCGACATCTGCGAGAAGTACCCTGACCTTTCTAACGTAGCGATGGACTATGTGGTCAATGCGTTTATCGAACAGACTGACCCCGAGCATAAGTTCATGGAGTATCCCGACGAGCCTAAGCCTTTGCTCGACCCCAAGTACTATGACCGAGCGTTCGTTGACATTCTTCAAGACTTACTGCGCAACCAGCCCCCGCCTGACGGTGGTGGCAAACCAGAAGACGGTCATGGCGGTGGCAAACCAGAAGACGGTCAAGGGGGTTTTCCTAAGCCACTCGATGAACACATGCCTACACCCAAGGGACTCGACAAAGATGAGTTATCCAAACGCGTGCGCGATGCATTGACGCACGGTGAAATGGTGCAAAAGCGTATCGCTAAGAACGCAGGCAAAACTTCAGCCGGTAACCCTCTGTCTGGTCTTGGTCGCAAGCGTGATACCGACTGGCGCAATGCGTTGCGTGAGTGGGTGCAAGAAGTCTGTGCTGGCGACGAGTACTCTCGTTACAACCCGCCTAACCGCCGCATGCTACCTCTCGGCGTTATCCTGCCCACGCACTTCGACATTGCAATGGATGAGCTTCATATCTACTGCGACACATCAGGCTCAATGCATGGCGTCTATCCAGTTGTGTTCGGTGAGATCGCCAACATCTGCAGTCAGTCCAACCCCGAGACAGTTCGCATCGTGTGGTGGGACAGCGAGGTGTGCGGTGAGCAAGTGTTCAAGCGTGGTCAGTACGATCTCATTGCGACTCAGCTTGCACCTAAAGGTGGTGGCGGCACAACTCCACAATGTGTTATCGACTATGTTCAATCCAAGCAATACAAACCGTCTGGTGCCATCTGGCTGACTGACGGTTATCTACCCGCTTGCCCCACGCCTGCGTGTGGCAACGAATTGTGGGGCGTTGTTGACAACGACCACTTCCAACCCGCGCATGGCAAAGCCTTGCGTATTCACTCGTAATCAAAAGGAGATTCATCATGACTAGAATGACACGTGAACTTGCTACCGCTATTGCGGGGCTTACCGATAAAGACCAGTTTGATACTAACCAATTTAAGCTTGACCTGTTCGAGCGTGAGCATGAGGACGCTAAGAAACGACGAGGTGTTCTTACTCCAAGTGCAGAGCTTGCCGAGAAGAAACGCCGAGCTTCTGGTATTCCATCAGGGAAAAAGTCACGAACGCTTCTCCCGCTGTCCATGCGTACGCTAGACGGCGCGTTGAAGATTTTGTTTAACCTTGGCTACAACTATGTCGTTGAGAGTCGTAAAGACCCAGCCGATGTTCATACTTGTAGGTGGGAAGAGATTCAGTTTATCTCCGACAATGCCCCTGAACCAAAAGCAAAGAAAAAGGTACGCACGTACAAGTATAAGAGAGGCTATCTGCGTAGCTACGTTGAACCCTTTCTCAAACCCATGCAGATCGGCGACTGCATTGAGATACCAGCACATCACCCTGACGGCACGCTCGTCTCTCTGTATTCGTTGCAGTCTGCCGCTTGCAGTACGGCATTTGGAATGTGGGGCAGAGGGACTGTGACCACGGCAATGAACCCCAAGACTAAACGCTTGGAAGTTCTGCGCATACTTTAATTAAAAGAAAAGGAGAATCATCATGGCACGATTTAACATTGACACCTGCGCTATGCTCGTTGAGTTTAGCGCTTCACAGTGGACGGCTCGCCGTCTTGACCGCAACACTTCTGAGGAAGTTGTTCTACGTAAGGGTGCGGCGGCTAAAGACGCCGCTCGTGTTAACAAGCATCTGCTTGCTGGGCGAAAGGAGTTAGAGGTTATCAATCAGAAAGTCGGTGCGGCTCGTACCTATGTGTATGACAACACCTTGCCTTGGTCTGACTCGGGCACTCGGTTGCTACCAACCAAACGCTTCAACGAGTTCAACAGCCGCATGATGCAGTTTGAAAGTGACTTTGCTCAGTCGGTCAACGAGTTTGTCGATGTCTACCCATCGCTGATTACAGCGCAAGCGATGGCCTTGGGTGATATGTTCAACCGCAGTGAGTACCCCGAGCCACACACCATCGCTCGTAAGTTTGGGTTCTACCTCAACTACATGCCTGTGCCCAAGGCTGGTGACTTCAGGGTGGACGTAGGCAACGAGGCGCAAGCCGAGCTTCAAGCCAAGCTCTCTGCGCTTGCTGACCAGCGTGTCGAGGCGGCGATGCAGGACGCACGTGAGCGCCTCAAAGCGCACCTTGAGCGGTTGATGAAGCAGCTTCACGTTGAGGTTGGGCCTGATGGCAAAGAGCGTAAGGGTAAAATCTACGACTCTCTGATCGAGGGCGGTGTTGAGTTGTGCGATCTTCTTGAGTCGTTGAATCTAACCAACGACCCGCTGATTGAAGACGCACGTAAGCAGTTGCGCTCTGTTCTTAACGGCGTAGCTATTGATGATCTTCGCAAGCATGCGAGTGCCCGTACTGAGATTCGTACGCAGGTTGCTGAGATCGCTGACAAGTTTAATTTCTAAGGAGTAGTGATGCGACCAATTCGTGTATACCAGCTTCAACAAGAATTTGGTTTGGAGATGGGTGCCGATTGTGTGCTTGATGTTCTGAGTGACTTTCGTGGGCCAACGCCCACGGAGTCGCTTGTTCGTGAGTGCCACAAAGATAAGATTTCTGCACCAGCGACTACGTACAAGAAGCTGTCCATACTTAAAGCCAAGGGGTTCGTGCGAGAGCACGATCACCCCAACGACCGTGACCAACGTAAGACTTGGATCGAGATTACCGAGAAGGGTCTTAAGTATTTAAACGCATGGGAAGGAGCTACTAATGAAATGCCACAAGTGCCAAATGAAAACTGAAGTCGAAGAGACAAGAGTCATTGAAGAAAACCCTCGATGGACTAAGCGCCGCAGAGTTTGTAAGAACTGCGATCATACGTTCTGGACTGTCGAGATGCCTGCCGAAGATGTTATTGTGAAGGAGGAGAAATGAGCGTGCACACTAATAAAAATCTTTACAGTTTGGCAAGTAAACGTCTAGCCAAGTGGCTAGAAGAAATGGAAGAAGAACTTGCCGCAAAAAAAGAAAGAGAAAAACATTGGGTGGGGCTTACAAAAGAAGAACGTTACGACTGTGTTAACGATCACATAGGTCTTTTGCGATCTGATGACCCACAACTTCATGATGCTGTATACAGTATCGTCGATGAAGTAGAAAAAAAATTAAAGGAGAAGAACACGCATGAACGAATCTAAAGTTGTGACATGGCTACTTGGTTATACGATGGGGTGTATGACTATCATGGCTGGCGAGAGATTAGCAGATAGTTGGGAAGAACATAAAGTTAAGACCACTATGCCGCCTTACCCGCTTGCGGTTATTACTTCTTACAACAAAGGCAAACAAGATGCCCTTAAAACGAACCCCCCATCCTTTGAGTTAGAAGAGACCTGCCTAGAAGTCTGGGCCAACAAACAACCTGCGGAGGTGAAATGAACGCTGAAGATATTACTGAAGAAACCATGCGCGTAAGTGGTGTGCCTTACAAAGTGCCAGTGCGTGAGAAACAGTTTGGTGGTGATCACTACAAGCGCATGGGTGTTGAGCCTTGGGACGTTGTAGACACGTGGCCTATTGAGCAACGTATTGGCTATTACCGAGGTGGTGCGCTTAAATATATTATGCGCATGGGTAATAAAGATGAGCGACTTCAAGAAGCGCAGAAGGGTTTGCACTATCAAGAAAAACTTGTTGAGACTTTGAGAAAGGAACAAGACAATGGTTGAAGCTAAACTATACGATCCGGGCCAAGCAGTCGTCGATCTAAAAAAGGCAAGCACAAGATTACAAGAGATATGCGCCAACGCAAAATTAACGCAAAGCGAGCTTGATGAAGTGACTGAGCTAAGCAAAAAAACAGTCCGAGCTGCAAGCGTCATACTCGTGTGGGCTGAGGGGGTGGTGCAGTGAGTATCATCGACGAACAAGAACTTGACTTACAACTAGGAGAAGCACGTGAGCAAATCAAACAACTTAGAAAAGAACTTGCCGAGCGCAAACGCAGAATCGTCCATTTGGAAACAAGCCTCGAAACTATACGGGCCGCATGTGTACTCGGCCTTTCACCCGAAAACGAAGAAGAAACCAAAGAAGCTGAAAAATTTGTCTGGTCTAGGTGAGGCACTGCTGTGACGCCTGAAGCCAAGGTAAAGCGCAAGGTCAAAGCCATACTCGATGAGTTGGGCGCCTATCATTTCTTTCCCCTGATGGGGGGATTTGGTCGTGCTGGGGTGCCTGACATCATTGGGTGCTACAAAGGTTTTTTCTTTGCCGTTGAGTGTAAAGCGGGTAGTAACAAGACAACTGCCCTTCAAGAACGTGAGCTTGAAAAGATTCGTAAAGCTGGCGGTGTAGCAATCGTTGTAAATGAGGAGAACATTGAATATGTCAAAGCCGCCATACAAGCGCATACTGGTCATCGACTTTGAGACTAGGTGGGATCGCAAACACTACACGCTATCAAAGCTGACAACTGAGCAGTACATTCGCAACAACGAGTTCAAAGCGTTCGGTGCGTGCTTCAAAGACTACGGCGTTGATAACACCGAGTGGGTAACGCACGATAGGTTACAGGCGTACGTCGATGCGATTGACTGGTCAGAGACTGCGGTGCTTGCGCATAATGCCCAGTTCGATGTGTCGATACTGTCGTGGGTCTACGGTGTCAAGCCGTGCTTCGTATTCGACTCGCTGTCAATGGCTCGTGCCCTGCGTGGTGTGGATGCTGGCAACGGGCTAGCGCAACTGGCTAATGAGTTTGAGCTACCGCCCAAAGGTAACGCAGTTCACGGCACAGACGGTCTGATCGAGTTACCGCCAGAGGTAGAGAAAGAACTGGCTGACTACTGTAAGCACGATACGTTCTTGTGCGAGGAAGTCTTTAAGCGATTGATAAGTGGCTACCCTGCCAAAGAGTTACGGCTTATCGACATGACCTTGAAGATGTTTATTAACCCTGTGCTGGTGCTTGATAAGGAGATACTAAGTGAGGCAATCGAAGAGGAAAGAACAAAGCGCCATGCGCTACTTAGCAAACTTGGTATCGAGGAGACAGCCCTTGC